CTAGCGTCTAAGCCCACACAAGCTGGTTTAGAAAATTTATCCCATTTAGTTTTTAAAACCAATGCTTGATTGTAGGAGTTGTACTCACTCATAACGGTAGGTCCTTCGAATAAGTCGTCTATTCCATAGTACACAATCTTCTCTATTGGCCTAAGGTATCGTCCCACTTCAACATTATATCTAGGACTACGAGGTTGAATAACTCGTGGTACAGGATCCTGTTTCAGTGTTAAGTTTATCTTCTCGGCCTTCACAAACGTCTTAAGATAAGAGTCTTGGGGGCGGATTGGCTTCATAGCTAACCCGTCTACGGCTTTTTGGTATATGACTTGTCTTGGTCCTCTGTAGAATCCGACAAAAGCTTGCCGAGACACAGGGGATTGATAGCCTAACCTCTTTACCATAGCTACGCGATAAGACCCTAATCTCCGTACAAAAACGCCCTCTACTGGTGATATTGGTTTGTCCAGCTTCGCATTAGTGTACAACACTCGCTCTCCAACCCCGCGAGAAAGGTTATCGATAGTGTTATTATGAGTGGTTAAATGATGGCCAGATACCATTCCACTCATCGACATATATTTCCTGACCTTTGGTACCCCAAAGCGTTGGACATCTATACCAGGATAATTAGTTGGGGCAACTGTTATCCCATGTCCATTCTTAGGGCCCCATCAGGGCATGGCGGGCAGTCCGCCAAGCTCATCCCTGATTTTGATTCTCCCCTTGTATACCTCCGTGTGCCGAACAGCTTTAGCTAGAAGGTCATCCCGGCTAGGCATAAAAACAATCTCCATTGCCATGTCGATATTTACTGTCATATGCCTAACTAAAACGCCATGTTCAGTGCACAAATCGTAAAGGAATTTACGTATTACTAATACGTTAGCGCCTGTGCGACTCGGAACACCAAATCTAGCCTGTGCGGACTTAACCAAGTAACTTCTGAATAATCCGTGGTGTTTGACCTTGCGCCTCTTCTTGCCTGGGACGACTTCAAGGTCCACTTCTTCAAGTATATCATCTACATCAAGTTCGTCCATGAGATCTCCAGATTTCTCAACCAGTTTAACATGTTCATGAGCGAGTTCAATAAGTTTATCCTTGTCAGATTTCTTGGTGTACCAATGCTTTACCCAGCTATATCCAAGTTTTGCTATTTGCAACGTAACGAGAACCGATGAAACTTGTCCGAATTCCATCCTCAGTCTTTCCTGAAAGTCAAA